TCACCGCGCCGGGCCGATGCCGAAGACCTGTACCTCGGCCGACTTACCCTTCAGAGCGTGGAATCCCCTGTCCGTCAGTCCGATTGGCCGGGAAGGCAGCGCGTCGACGGTCTGCTGGGTGAGAAGGATTGAGTCGCCGGTGGTCTTGGTGAGCTGTTCGACGCGGGCCGCGACGTTGACCGTGTCACCGATCAGGGTGAACTCCAGCTTGCTTCCGCCGCCGATGGTTCCGGCGATCACCTTGCCGGTGTTGACGCCGATGCCGATGCGAAGCTCACCGCCGAATCGCTCCGCGACCAGACGATGAATCAGCACCGCCGCGGCCACCGCGGCGTCGGCGTGATTCGCGAGGTCGTTCGGAGCACCGAAGACCGCCAAGGCACCGTCACCGAGGAATTTGTTCACATGCCCGCCGGCATGGACGACGGCGGGAACGACGATATCGAACAGAGCGTTGAGACGCGCAACCGTATCCTCCGCGCTATTCGCCTCGGCGAACGGCGTGAAGTCGCGGATGTCGACGAACATCACCGTCACCTCGCGGCGCTCCCCGGTGAACACGTCATCGCCCTGCCGCAGTAGCCGCGCGGCCAGGGCGGGGTCGACGTACGTCCCGAACGCACTCTGAAGCCGTTGCCGCTCAGCCAATCCCGCCTGCATCCGGTTGAACGATGCGGCCAGGGCGCCGAGGTCGTCGTCCTGAACCACCGGCAGGCGCTGGCTATAGCGGCCCACCGCAACACGTTCCGTTCCCTCGGCGAGGTCGCGAATCGGCCGCAGGGAAGGCGCGAAGACTGCGGCGACGGTGATCGGTATGCCGAAGCAAAGGATCATCCCGATCGCGATCACGAGGGAGAGCAGCGCAAAGTGTCCAGCCCGCGCGAAAACCGCCATCAGCAACGCACCCGAGAGGGCGAATACGAACGCAACACCGAGCATCGAGGCCTTCGCCCATGTCGCAAAGCTCGGACGGGAGCGAGGCAGCGAGTCGCCGATCCCAGTGCCGCCGGCGATAGCGGACCTGACCGGCCGCAGCGCCGCTTCCACGAAGCTGTGCACACCGATCAGTTGCACGCCGGTGCCGAGGGCGGCGCCCATGATTCCGTAATGGACAAGCCGCGAACCCGTCGCCCCGGCGATGAAACCGACGACGACCAACAACAGGGCAGCCCAGGCAGCGGTGCCCACCACCGCTCGGGCGATCGTGCGACGAGCCCACCTGTAGGTGGAGTCCAACGCCCGGGCCGGATCAACATTCTGACCCGCCGCCCACCGATCTGCGAGCCGACTCAGGCCCACGCCGGGAAGCACGAGCACGTATACCAGCACCGGCCCGGCGACAACGTTCACCGCGACGGTCTCAACGTATCGATCAGACCCCTCGAGAGCGACAACACAGAACGACGGAAGTAGGAAGATCGGCAGCATCAGGGGCAAGAGAACCGCGCCGATCGCCCACGAGTAGTGCGGGCCGTGCCGATCCCACACCCATTGCCAGATACGGTCCATGGCGCGAGATTAAACGCCGGTCACCGATGACCGGGCCCCTTCGCCAGACTCGGCCAGCAAATGAAACATCCCCGGCGCTAAACCGGGCAGAAAGCCATCTCACCGGCCATCGGCCGGAGTCACCGCTGGGTCGAGCCCAAAGACGTTGACGGCGGCCGACTTGCCTTTCAGCTCGTGCAATCCCTTGTCGACGAGCCCGGCCGGTCGACAGGCCAGGGCGTGGACAGTCCAGTGCGTGAGAAGGATTGTGTCACCGGTGGTCTTGGTGAGCTGCTCGACGCGGGCCGCGACGTTGACGGTGTCACCGATCAGGGTGAACTCCAGCTTGCTTCCGCCCCCGATGGTTCCGGCGATCACCTTGCCGGTGTTGATCCCGATGCCGATGCGAAGCTCACCGCCGAATCGCTCCGCGACCAGGCGATGAATGAGCACCGCCGCGGCCATCGCGGCGTCGGCATGATCGGCGAGATCGTTGGGGGCGCCGAACACGGCCAGCGCGCCGTCGCCGAGGAACTTGTTGACGTGCCCACCGGCGTCCACAACGGCGGGTACCACGATTTCGAACAAGGCGTTGAGGCGGGCGACGGTGTCCTCGGCGGTGTTGGCCTCGGCGAACGGGGTGAAATCGCGGATGTCGACGAACATCACCGTCACCTCGCGGCGCTCGCCGGTGAACACGTCGTCGCCCTGCTGCAGTAGCCGCGCCGCCAGGGCGGGGTCGACGTAGGTGCCGAACGCGCTCTGAAGCCGTTGCCGCTCAGCCAATCCCGCCTGCATGCGGTTGAACGACGCGGCCAACGCGCCGAGGTCATCGTCCTGAACCACCGGCAGGCGCCGGCTGCAGTCGCCCGCCGCGACGCGTTCGGTGCCTTCGGCGAGATCGCGGATCGGCCGCAGCGACGGCGCGAGCGCGGCACCGACGGTCATCGGCATCCCGAAGCCGATCACCAACGCGCACCCGATGACCGCAAAGAGCACCGGTTGCTCGCGCGCCCAACGGAATGCGGCCACCAGCATGGTGCCGTCGACGGCGAACAAGAACGAACTCGCCAGTAGGGCCAAGCTCGCCCACGCGGCGAACGTCGGTCGAGAGCGGGGCAGGTCATCACCAACCGCCGTGCCATCGGTGATCGCGACTCTGGCCGGCCGAGCCGCTGCTTCCGCGGTGCCGTGCACTCCACTCATCACAACGGCCGTTCCCATCAAGGCGCCCAGAACTCCGTACTGGACGCGTTGCGACCAAGTCGCCCCCGCAACGGCGGCGACAATGATGGATAACAGCCCGGTCCACACGGCATTGAAAGCCACCGCCCGAACAACGGTCCCCCGGGCCCACGCGTAAGTGGCGTTCAGTGCGCTCGCCCGATCGGTATCGCGACCGGCCGCCCACCGCTCCACCAGGCAAGCGCGGCCCACACCGGGAAGCACGGCCACGTACCACGACACGGGTGCGGCGACGACGGCGAGGGCAGCCGCCTCGATGTACCGACCGGATCCCTGCACGGCCACAATCAACAACAACCAGAACAGGTAGGTCAGCAGCATAAAGGGGATCCCGACGGCGTAGACCGCCCACGAGTATCGCGCCTTGAAACGATCCCACGCCCACTGCCAGATGCGGTCCATGCCGCGACCGTAATCGTTGGGCCGCGGCTCATGGTGCAAACAAGCGATTGCGCGGCCATGCGGCCGGGGGCGCTCGTCGTTGCCTACGCAGAGCCGAGACCGAAAAGCTTTGTGGGCGTCGACTTGCCCTTCAGGGCGTGAGCCCCCCGGTCGGTGAGTCCAGGCGGTCGAGAAACCAAGGCGTCGACGGTCTGCTGGGTGAGAAGGATTGCGTCGCCGGTGGTCTTGGTGAGCTGCTCCACGCGGGCGGCGACGTTGACGGTGTCGCCGATCAGGGTGAACTCCAGCTTGCTGCCGCCGCCGATGGTTCCGGCGATCACCTTGCCGGTGTTGATGCCGATACCGATGCGAAGCTCACCACCGAATCGCTCGGCCACGCGGCGGTAAATCAGCGCTGCGGTATTCACCGCCGCATCGGCGTGATTCGCGAGGTCGTTCGGGGCACCGAAGACCGCCAGCGCGCCGTCGCCGAGGAACTTGTTCACATGCCCACCGGCGTCCACGACGGCAGGCACCACGATTTCGAACAAGGCGTTGAGCCGGGCGACCGTGACCTCGGCGGTGTTGGCCTCGGCGAACGGGGTGAAATCGCGGATGTCGACGAACATCACTGACACTATGCGACGCTCCCCGGTGAACACATCGTCGCCCTGCTGCAGTAGCCGCGTGGCCAGGACAGGGTCGACGTAGGTGCCGAACGCGCTCTGAAGCCGTTGCCGCTCAGCCAATCCCGCCTGCATCCGATTGAACGACGCGGCCAACGCGCCGAGGTCATCGTCCTGAACCACCGGCAGGCGCCGGCTGTAGTCGCCCGCCGCGACGCGTTCGGTGCCTTCGGCGAGATCGCGGATGGGTTGCAGGAGTGGCGAGTACGCGGCCAAGAGCGACGGCCCGATGCCGAGCACCAGTACACCGCCGATCACCATGGCGAGGGCGGGGCCGTGCCTGGTCACGTCTAACACGGCTCCCAAAATCGCGCCCGCGACGGCAAACGCCCACCCCACCGCAAGCATGGCCACGCTGGTCCACGTGGCGAACGCCGGGCGAGAGCGAGGCAGGGAATCGCCGATCCCCGTATCCGAGGCGATCGCAGCCCTGGCGGGCCGCAAGATTGATTCGACGTAGCTGTGCACAGTGATCAGTTGGCCGGCCGTTCCGGCGACGGCGCCCAGAATCGCGTACTGGATGAGCCGCGACCCGCTTGCCCCGGCAATCATCCCGATGCCAACGAACAGGGCCGCGATCCAAACGAAGGTGACGACCACCCCCCTCGCAATCAGTTTCCGCCCATAGCTGTAGGTGGCGCGCAGTGCGTTCTCTCGATCGACGTCGTCGCCGCCCGCCCACCGCTCAATGAGGCGGGGATCCCTTCCGCCGGGAACTACCAGCACATACAGGTATGCGAGCACGGCGACCACGGTCACTGCGGCGGCCTCTGCGTAGCGATCGGACCTCTCGAAAGCGACGATGCCCAACGACCAGGCGAGATAAACCGGGAGTGCCAGTGGGAGCGTGAGCGCCCAACCTGCCCACGAGTACCTCGACGCGTACCGATCCCACGCCCACTGCCAGATGCGTTCCATGCCGATAACGAAACACCCCCGGCGATGAGCCGGGGGTGTTTCTTCGGCACTGCCTACGGCCGAGGCATTGAACTTCGTAGCGGGTCGCCGGTCGCTGCGTAGCGCTAGTCGACTCGATGGGGGACGCCGACGAGCATCAGTTCTGTGACCCGCCGAGGCCCTTCAGACAACATCAGGAAGAGGGCTGTTCGCTTAGGAATCCGCACATGCCTACGGCGTTTGTAGACGGCCTTGACAACCTTTTCGGCAACCTTTGCGCGCGGGACGTCCACCATGAGACGCGTTTGGTAGAAGCGCCGGAACGACTGCGCTGTCGGCTCGTAATCGTAGAAGCCGGTGCGCATCTCGGTGGGTATCGGGCCGAGCTCGACAAGGGTGGTACCGATCGGCAATCCCCGGAGCTCGGCCCGCAGCCCCGCGGTGAAGTGGGAGAGCGCCGCCTTGGACACGCAGTAGCTGACCAGGCCCGGGAACACACCGACGCCGGCAATCGAAGACATGTTGACGATGTGGCCGCCGCCGTTCCCGAGCATCCGAGGTATGGCCTGACGGCACAACTCGGCCGGGGCAAGGTAGTTGACCTGGGTGATTTGACGCAGGTGGTCGGCGTCGTCGATGAACGCAGCCGGAGGTCCGATGCCGGCATTGTTCACCAGAATGTCGATCGGACCAGCTTCAGCCTCGATGTGACTGAAAAGGCCGTCGACCTGCGCCGGGTCTGAGAGGTCGGCGGGATGGGGGGTGCCGCCAAGCTCAGCCGCGAGTGCCTGAATCGCGTCCTTGCTGCGTGCGACGAGCGCGACGGTGGCCCCCGCCTCCGCGAAGGCATGGGCAAACGCCTCGCCGATGCCTCGCGACGCGCCCGTAATCAGCACGCGTTTCCCCACCATGTCCATGCGCTGAGCTTAGGCACTTCAGTGGCATGCGATGCGCAGATTTGCGTACGCATGTGCCGGAAATACCGCGGACGTGGGCGTCCCATCGCCAGGCCGCCGACTGCTACCGAAGCCCCGCAGTCGGGCAGCGCGGGTCAGTGATGATGGTGATGGCCGTGGCCGTGGTCGTCGGCCTCCTCGGCCGGCTTGTCGACGACCACCGTTTCGGTGGTGCTGGATATTAGCCATGGCATGTCGAGTCCGAAGATCTGCACCTCGGCTGACTTACCCTTCAAGGCATGCAATCCCCGGTCGGTGAGTCCGGGCGGTCGAGAAGCCAAGGCGTCGACGGATTGCTGGGTGAGAAGGATCGCGTCGCCGATGGTCTTGGTGAGCTGCTCGACGCGGGCAGCGACGTTGACCGCGTCACCGATCAGAGTGAACTCCAGCTTACTTCCGCCGCCGATGGTGCCGGCGATCACCACGCCCGTGTTGATCCCGATGCCGATCCGAAGCGCGCGACCGAATCGGTCGGCAACGAGGCGGTGAATCAGCACAGCGGCTTTCACGGCAGCGTCGGCATGATCCGCGAGGTCATTCGGTGCGCCGAAGACGGCCAGGGCACCATCACCGAGGAACTTGTTCACGTGCCCACCGGCGTCCACGACCGCAGGCACAACGATCTCGAACAGGGCGTTGAGCCGGGCGACGGTGTCCTCCGCGCTATTCGCCTCGGCGAACGGTGTGAAATCACGGATGTCGACGAACATCACCGTCACCTCACGGCGCTCACCGGTGAACATGTCGTCTCCCTGTTCGAGCAGCCGCGCCGCCAGAGCGGGGTCGACGTAGGTGCCGAATGCTGCCTGAAGTCGTTGCCGCTCAGCCAAACCCGCCTGCATGCGGTTGAATGAGGCCGCCAACGCGCCCAAGTCGTCATCCTGCGCCACCGGCAGCCGTCGGCTGTAGTCACCGGCGGCAACCCGTTGAGTTGCTTCTGTCAGGTCACTGATGGGTCGCAGGGATGGCGAGAACACGCCGACGACGGTGATCGGCACCGCGAAGAAAAGAGTCATCGCACACCCGATCACGGGGAGGAGCAGCGGTACCTCTCCGACCCGACCGAGCACAGCTGCCAGCATCGCGCCCGTCACGGCGAACGAAAACGCGACCGCGAGCATGGAAAGCTTCAACCACGCGGTGAAAGTCGGGCGAGAGCGGGGTAGGTCGTCACCGATCCCGGTGTCACCGGCGAGGGCCGCCCTGATGGGCCGCATGGCAGTTTCCAGGCAGCTGTGCACACCCGGTGCCATGGCGGCGGCTCCGACGGTGGCGCCCACGATCCCGTACTGGACTAACCGCGACGGACCCGCTCGCGAGATCGCCCCGACGAGGACCAAAACCAGTGCGGCCATAACCGCGTTGCCTACCAGCATTCGGGCCACCATCCCCCGGGCCCACGTGTATGTGGCTTCTAGTGTCATGGCCCGATCGACCTCGTGGCCGGCTGCCCACTGCTCCGCAAGGCGGATCCCGACCATGCCGGGACGGGGCGCGAATGCCGTCATCAGCAGAGCAATTACGGTGACGGCGGCCGCCTCGACGTAGTGATCGGATCCCTCGAGAGCGACAACGAAAAACGACAAAAAGAGGTAGATCGGCAGGCCTAAGGCGAACATGACTCCGCAGAAAGCCCACGAGTACCGCGGCCCGTACCGATCCCACGCCCACTGCCAGATGCGGTCCATGGCGCGACAGTAGCCCCAATGCGCTTTCCGACCTGCAATTTTTGCCTTTAAAAACAAGCACCCCGGCCCAACAGGACCGGGGTGCTTTACGGGCTACCTAGTGATGGTGGTGATGGCCGTGGCCGTGGTCGTCGGCCTGCTCGGCCGGCTTGTCGACGACCACCGTTTCGGTGGTGAGGACCATCCGGGCCACCGAGACCGCGCTCAAGGAACGCAAGGAAAGCGTCGAGGATGCCGTCGCGGCGGCGAAAGCGGCTGTCGAAGAAGGCATCGTCGCCGGCGGCGGCTCCGCGCTGCTGCAGACCCGCACGGCGCTGGAGAAGCTGCGCGGGTCCCTGACCGGCGATCAGGCGCTGGGCGTCGACGTCTTCTCCGAGGCGTTGGCGGCGCCGCTGTACTGGATCGCCACCAACGCCGGGCTCGACGGCGCGGTCGCGGTGTACAAGGTGACCGAGCTGCCCAGCGGGCACGGGCTGAACGCAGACAAGTTGACCTACGGCGACTTGATCGCCGAAGGCGTCATCGACCCGGTCAAGGTCACCCGCTCGGCAGTGCTCAACGCGGCCTCGGTGGCCCGGATGGTCCTCACCACCGAAACGGTGGTCGTCGACAAGCCGGCCGAGCAGGCCGACGACCACGGCCACGGCCATCACCACCATCACTAG